GTTCCAGTCGTAGCTGAAGTAGAGCTTGTAAAATTAAGCAAATTTAAAAAAAACTGTTGCCATGCTCTAGAAGGTCTTTTGGTATTTTGATCCAAAAATTCAGTCTGTGGGTAAGGATTGTTTTGATTTGATCCCCATATTCCGCCTGACATTAATTTTCCCCTTCTTGTGCTTTAAGGTTAGCTGATATTATAACCGCATTTACAGGGTCTGTAACTACAACCTCAAAAACTCTATCTCTAGACCAACCTAATCTGCGCCAAATAGCACGATTTTTATATTTACCTGCTTGTCCTATTGTAACCCAATGTTCGTTTGACCATGTAGAACCGCCATCACTTGACCAACGAAGCATGGCTTGTGGATATGTAGTTGTTGTGGATATATTTATTTGATTCTTTAAACCTAATATTATTGTTGCTGAAGGTGCAACAACTAAAAAATCAGTAGGCGCAATGTAATAAGGTGAACCAATAAAAGTATCTTGAATTGCAGATGATAAACCTGTTGTGCCTACGCCTGGTTGAAATTGAATTTGCAATTCTTCTAAATATTGACGTTGTAAATCAGTAACAACATGAGGTGCTCGTCTTAATCTACGAATATTTTGTCCATTATCAGTATAGTTTGATTTATCTAACTGATAAATTTGACCATTTGCATAATCACCTACTAATACTTGGCCTTGGAATAAACTAGCGCAGTTACCACGATGTCTGTGATAAACATTATTATTATCAACCCATAACCATTTATGCCACATTTCTGTTGCAATATCATAAACCCAAGTTAAATCTAATGTCGGAAATGAAACTACATAACATTCATGGCCTTCTAATTGATAAGTCCAAGCAATAGCATCGTCAATGTATTTATCAGTTAATGTGTTCTCTACAGCATGGTTTGATATTCTTTGTGGAATATAACCATTCATCATCATAATTTGAGCTTGACCACGAATATTTCTTGAAACATAAGCAAAGCTATTTCCAACTCTAGACATTGAAAATTTGGCTGCAATACCATGTTGCGTTGATGTGCCAGGTATTCTTTGAAATGGAAAAGGGAAAGAACCTACATCTACCCATACTTCAGAAGATGCTTCACCTAGAAGATAAACTTCACGATGATCTACAATTAAAGATACAAGGTTATCAGGTGCGCCATCTTTAGATGAAAAGCTTAAAGAGTTTGTAATAGGGCTTAATGGATTAGAAGCCGCCCATTGTTGTGAATTAGGTTTATTGTAAACAAAATAGTTATCTACAATGTCAACAGTATTGGCTGCGTTAAATGGGCCATCGGATGTAGGCATAACACTAAAGTTTAGTGCATACATAGTTTCAGAAGCAATAGTTTGGGATGAGCTAACTACATAAGTTCCAACTCCGCCAGCACCTGTTCCAAAAGTTAGCGTTAAAGTTAATCCTGTGCCTGATCCATTACTAGATGTGGATGCGTTATTATTAGGAATTGATGTATAAAGACCTGAATTAGTCCTAGTTAAGCCTGTAACAGCGCCTGAAGCGCCAATACTTGAAACAGTATAAGTAGCAGGAGTTGTTCCATAAACACCGCCTAAAACGGTTACTGTATCATTTACAGCATATCCTGTGCCAGCAGTCGCAATAGATTCACTTAATACTGTGCCTTGACCTAAAGCAGTAATAACTGTGCCTGAAGCCACGCCTGCACCTTGAACAGTTTGACCTATGTAAATTGTGCCTGTGACTGCTGTAACTGTTAGAATTGCACCTGAAATAGATGCAGTCATTGTTGCACCTACCGCTACAGAATTTAATACTTCAGATGATATTGTTTGGGATAAATTAATTGTGTAAGTGCCTACACCACCTGATCCTGTGCCTAATGCTGTAATTACAGTTTCTGCTGTAACACCTACACCTAATAATGATTGACCTACACCAATAGTTCCATTTTTAACTTGAGTAACAGTTAAAGTAGTGCCTGATACAGAACCTATAAAATAAGCACTAGAAGGAATAGAAATACGCCATGTGTAACGATTAACGCCATCTACAATATAAACATTTACACCATTGTCAGTAATACTTACACGACCTGTATTAGTGTTTAATTGACCCACCATAGTAGGTGTTAGGTTAGAAGTTAAAACGTAAACATAAGAACCCACCACAGCAACCATATATTGACCACCTGATACGGTTCGCATACCACGCACTTCTTCTTGATTTTGAAATACAATTTTTGAAGTTAAACCAGGTGTAGGATATAAAGCTACAATGCCACGAGTGCCAGGTTGTTTTAAAGGATCAATTTCAGGGCGAAAATTGATACATTCTTGTGCGTCTTGATAAATCGAAGGCGCTTCATAACTTGGCCCAACAAAACCAAAATCCGCCATAATTTACCTTTATCTAAAGAAGCCGCCTGTTAAAATCCATCCAGCATCTTTTTGTCTTGAACTTAACAATGCGTCATTAAATCTTGCAGATTGCATAGGTTTCATATTAGTGCGTTTTAATGTAGCTTTTGCTTGACCTGCATAAGCTGAAATCATAGCAATTTGAGTTTGTGATGCCTTACCATACATAGGCATTAAACGTTCAGCTAAACACCAACGTAGCGCCATAGAATAGCCTTGAGGTAAGTTTATATTGTCATTAATAGAAGCATAGTTTCTAAATAATGTTTGAGCAAACATATGAATTTCACCTTGTGCAGGATTAGGCCATACAAATACGTTACCTGAATCAGAATTAGGATTGAAATATAAAGCTTTAGGCCATGGGCCATTTAAAGTCTTTAATCCAATCATGTTGTAATCATCTAAAGCTAAAATAGCTATTGGATAATCTAAACCACCATTTACAATAGGTTGACCATTAGAACTTGTATTAATACGAACAAAAGCTGAATCAATGCCAAGAGGTTTTTGATAGTAAGCTTGAATAGTAGTAGATGCAACAGGGCTTGGATAAGTAATATTAAGTAAGTATGTGCCTGCATAATTTACGTTACCGCCAGCGCCAGTTAAACTATCTAAAATTTTAGTGCCATCTGTAATACCTGTGCCTGATAATGTTTGACCTTGTGCAACTGCGCCTGATAACACACTTGTCACTGTAAGAATATTGCCTGAAATAGAGCCTGTAAATTGTGCGCCAATAAAATTAGGCGATGCGTGATTAGGGCCAATCGTATATTGAACTTGACCTGAAATAACAGGCCATATAATTTCTGTTACATTAAACACCATCATATCTTCATTTGACCATTGGTCAATGATGTCATTTAACATATCAAAAGCGTCTTGCGCTTCGTCAGGGCTTGGTGTTTCGCCTGAAGCTAATGCACCAATGTCTTTTAATGCTCTTGAAATAATATCAATGGGTTGTGTCATTATAGGTCACTCATGTTAATTTTCATTGGTTGCCAAGGAAGTTGAGTCGTATTGTTATTTTTTAAATTATTAAGTTGATTTTCTAAATTATCAGTAATATGACAAACGCCATTAACTGTAGCTTCTTTTTCAATCCAAGAAATAATATCTTTTTCTTTAACGTCTGCTAATGGAATATTAAATGTTTTGTCGCTAAACCACCAATTTCCTTCAGTTTCTACTGAATTAAGTTCGTTATTAGCAATAACATAATATTTAGCATGAATAATTAACTCACCATCGGTAGATATTTCTGTTACTTTCCATGCGTGATCTATCATATTATTTTTCTTTTTTAATAAATTCTAAAAAATTTCCTGTGTATTTTTTAACGCCTATATGATTACAAGTCATATTAGGATCAATAAATACTTTGTTGCTTAATTTACGCCATTTTTGGCAAAATACATTATCTTCACTTATTAATTCACCATCAACAAGCTGAACATCAAATACCATTCGACAAGTTTTGCCTTCATTTTTGTATTCAGGGCTTATATCCCAAACCTTTTGCAAGGCTTTTTTAGATATTTTTAAAAATCCTGTGCCTACGCACTCAACTTCTATTAAACCATTTTGTTGCTGTTTTAAGCCATCTTTAAGGGCTTTAACGTTAAAGGCTATGTTGTCAGATTTTTTAACAACTGTAGCGCCAATAACATCTTCTTTATAAGTTATTAATTTAAATATCCATTCAGGATTCCATTCCTGATCGGAGTCTATAAAAATTAAATAATCAAACTTTTCTTCTATAGCAAGTTTAACTAAATCATTTCTTGCTCTTTGCACTAAACTATCATAAGCCATATAAACAGGTATTACTTCTATACCTTTTAGCATGGATAATTTAATAGTATTTACTAAACTATTAGCAAACCACACATCTACTCGCCCATCATGCGCAGGCGTTCCTATTAATATTTTAGTCATAACATCCTCCATTTATGTTATTTATTTTAATTATGCTGCAGGCGTTGCTTGTGTTCCTGCAAGTTTAGCTTCTAAATCTGCAACTTTAACCGCTAATTCTTTAACTGCATTAATTAAAGGTAAGACAAACATTTCATTAGATACACCTTGTAATCCGTCAGCTTCACGAACATTCCATCCACCAAAATGATCGTAACCTAATTCATCCATTGCTACTTTAACATCTTGGGCTAACATACCATACATAGTAGCTTCAGTATTTTGTGTATTTTCTTCTGAGTATCCAATAATGTCGGTAGGATATTCGTTGTTAGGCTTCCAGTTATATGATTTAACTTTTAGTTTTTCAATGAAGTTAAGACCAATATCTAAATCTTGAATATTTTGTTTAATTCTTTCGTCAGATGCTTTAGTCCAAGTAGCATTGGTATTAAATTGGTTATAAATATAGTTTGTACCACCTACACCAATAGATACATAGTTATCACCTTGACCTACTCCATTGTATCCAATAACAATTTGATTAGTTGCACCTGCTGTTGATGTATGTGCATTTGTCCCAACACAAATATTTTGAATACCTGTAGTTAAAGCTGTTGTGGAATATCCAGAGTACAATCCTAAACATACATTTGAAACACCTGTTGTTATGCTAGCTCCTGAATTTAATCCTACAGCAGTATTATTAGTGCCTATAGTATTAGCAGTTAAAGATCCATACCCAATAGCAACATTATAAGCACCAGTTGTATTATTATAAAGAGCTTGGTATCCGAAAGCATCGTTGGGTGTACCTGTAGTGTTTTTATTTAGTGCGCTAGCGCCTACAGCAGTGTTATTAGAAGCAGTATTTGTAAATAATGTAGCATCTCCTATAGCAGTATTGGCTGCTCCAGTTTGATTATTATTAAGCGCTTGTACGCCAAAACCTACATTATATCCACCTGTAGTATTACTATACATTACATAGGATCCAACACCTACATTTCTATTTCCTGTAGTATTATTTACTAAAGCAGCTCTACCAACAGCAGTATTAGTTGTTCCGATTGTATTTGATAATAATGAGTTATATCCTACTGCTACATTTTCAATACCAGTTGTATTGCTGTAAAGCGCTTGAAGACCAACTGCCACATTGTATTGACCAGTCGTATTATTATAAAGAGCTTGGTAGCCGAAAGCATCGTTAGGTGTGCCTGTGGTGTTTTTAAAGAGAGCTTCAAATCCAACTGCTGTGTTATTACTTGCTGTATTTAAGTTTAATGCAGCAAATCCTACTGCTGTATTATAAGAAGATGAGACATTAGTAATTAATGAATATGGTCCTATAGCAATATTGTTTTGTCCTGTTGTATTGGATTGTAATGCTTGTTGACCTATTGCTACATTGCTTACACCTGTTGTATTTGATTGTAAAGAAGCATAACCCAAAGCAGTATTACCTGTACCAGTTGTATTATTATAAAGCGCTTGGTAACCAAAGGCATCGTTAGGTGATCCTGTGGTGTTTTTGTTTAGTGATTGGTAACCTACTGCCGTGTTGTTAGCACCAGTAGTATTAGTTGCTAAAGCACTTGCGCCAACTGCTGTATTTGAAGATATTGCACCGCCACCTTCACCAACAGTTAATCCATTAATTGTTTGGTCTGAAGTAAAAGTATTTGCGGCTGTTGTTGCTAATGTAGCACTTACAGCAGGCACGTTTAATGTAAAGCTAGACGCAGTATTTGGGCCTGATAAGGCTACCTGTCCGCCTAATGCCGCTTGAAAAACTAATTGTCCCATAATAAATTGTCCTTAAGGTGAAATAATAATTTGAGATACGGTCAACGCACCTGTCGATGGGTTATATTTTAACTTACTTGAGCTAGTATTCATAGCTTGATTTCCTGTATTTGAAGAAGAAATTACAGGATAATAAACTGCATTGGTTGTTGTGTCAGCCACAGCAACGTTTGTAGCGTTTGTAGCAGTTCCTGCTGTTGCAGCATTTAAATTAGCAACTTGAGTGGTGCTTGCCACTGTAAATGGTGCTGTTCCTGTAGCAAGTGTCGAAGTAATTACACCAGTAGCAGAAATAGTGGTAAATGCACCTGTAGAAGCAGTTGTAGCGCCTACAGTTCCATTAATATTAATAGATGCTGTGCCTGTTAAATTGGTTACAGTTCCGCTAGATGGTGTGCCTAAAGCGCCATTAAATAAAACAACCGCACCTGCTGATCCTGTATTAACTGCTAAAGCAGTTGCAACTCCTGTTCCAAGACCTGAAATGCCTGTAGATATTGGCAATCCTGTGCAACTTGTAAGTGTTCCTGAAGCTGGCGTTCCCAATGCTGGTGTTACTAAAGTAGGACTTGTGGCTAAAACAACGCTTCCTGATCCTGTTGTAGCTAATTCACCTAATGTGCCAAGATTATCATAAAGAATACGACCTGATGTTCCGCCTGTAATTGTTGTCGTTCCTATAATTAAAGCTGTAGTAGCACTTGCAGCAGCCCAAGCAAATCCTGTTCCGTTATATTGTAAATAGGTAGTAGGTAATGTTGGTGCGGCAATGAATGATGTAGTTCCTGAAGCTGTGTTATATGGTATTTGTAAATTTGCGCCACCTGCAATATTTGTAGCTGTAGTAGCGGATGTTGCTGTTGCAGCATTACCGCTAGTGTTTACGTTAATAGTAGAAGGAAGGCTTAAAGTAATGCTTCCTGCTCCATTTGTTACTGTTACTTGGCTTGCTGTTCCTGTAATTGTTGATCTAGTAAAATTTGTTCCATTACCTATATCAATTTGACCATTTGTAGGAGTAGAAGTAAGTCCAGTTCCGCCATAAGCAATACCAATCGCTGTGCCATTCCAAACTCCTGTTCCTATTGTTCCAACAGTAGTTAAACTAGAAGTCACTACATTAGATGCTAAAGTTGTTCCTGTAAGTGATCCAGCAGGTGCAGAGCCACCAATAGATAAGCTAGATGCAGTTCCTGTTAATCCTGTGCCTGCTCCGCTAAATGATGTAGCAGTTAAAACGCCTGTGTTTGGCACAAAGCTAATTTTAGTAGAACTTGTGGTAGCTGGATTATTACCGCTTGTAGCTACAGATAAAACAGGATAATAAGTTGAAACAGAGCTTGTATTATCAGTGATAGCTATATTAGTGGCGTTAGTGGCTGTTGTTGCAGTTGTAGCTGTTGTAGCACTTGAAGCATTGCCTGTTAAAGCACCCACAAAAGTAGTAGAAGTAACAGAAGTTAGCCCTGCAATTGTAGTGGCTGATCCGCCTAAACTAATTGCAGTAGAACCTACAGTAATGCTTGAATTTGTTAATGCAGAGTTAGGTATTGATGTTAAAGATGCGCCTGATCCACTAAATACTGTTGCAGTTAATGTGCCTGTTGATGGATTAAATTGATATTTAGTAGAGCTTGTGTATTCGGTAGATAAATTACCTGATGTTTGATTAGCAAATAATGGATATCTTGTGCCATTAGTTGTAGTATCGTCAGTTACAGTTGCATAACTTACAGGAGTAGCCCATGTAGGTGCGCCTGATCCATTAGATTGTAAGAATTGACCAGTTGTTCCTGCTGCTGTAACTGCTAAAGCAGATGTTGTTGATCCGTAAACTATACCACCGACTACAAACGCTGAAGATTGTCCTGTGCCACCACGATTGTAAGCTATTGTTGATCCATTCCAAGTCGCTGAAGTAATAGAACCAGAATAGTCTAATGTATTAGTTGACCAAGAAACATTAGAAGGCGTTGAATCATGTCTATCCCATGATCCAGCTGCGGTAGAGTTTGATAACAAAACAACAGTTGTATAACCACCTGATTGAATCGTTGCAACTGTAGTAGATGAATTATTTACAACAGTAATTGTGCCTGATGATTGATTATTATTAAATGTAAATGTTGCGCCATTAGGCAAAGTTGTAGCATCAGGTAATTTAATTGTTTGACCGCCTGAACCTGTAATTTGGTAATTTTGAGCTGTTGACGCAGTTAAAGTAATTGTTGTGCCACTTGCTGCTTGTGATACATAACCTTCAAATAAACAGTTAGTCGTAATGTTTCCGTTAGCGTCACGCAAAACTATACTATTTGCGCCACTTGATGTAGTAACTCCACTACCACCGTTGGCTACATTTAATGTTCCAGCTAAAGTAATGACTCCAGCAGTATTGCTTGAAGGTGTAAATCCAGTTGTGCCAGCAGAAAATGTGCTTACAAAGTTACCTGAAAGCGCACTTGTAGGGATTGTTGTAGAGGCTGTTACAGCGCTTCCATTATTACCATATAGATAACCTGTCAAACCACTTGTAATAAGCGTTGTAAGCGTTGCAGAACCACCTGTAATAGACACAGCATTGGCATTTTGGGTGGACATTGTTCCCAAACCTGTAATATCTGTATTAGGTATGGTAGAAACTGTTGAAAAAGCTGATGTTCCACTAGCTTTGAGATAGCCAGCAGTAAAAGTTGTAGCGCCTGTGCCGCCATAACCCACACCAATTGTTGAAGCGTTCCAAGTGCCTGCGGTTAGCGTTCCTACGCCTGTAATGCCTATGTAAGATCCTGAAATTAAGCTAGAAGCGATTGTTCCTGATGTAATTTGGTTAGCATTTAAAGCTATGTTTTGAGCCGATAAACTAGTTAATTGACCTTGTGCATTAACATTTGCGGTTAAAGTTTGGCTTGCAGAGCCATAAGAACCTGCTGAAACGCCTGTATTTGTAATAGAAAACTGATTAGACGCTAATGTTAAGCCAGTTCCTGCGGTATATGTATTTACATTGGCAAATTGCACCCAAGGCATTGCTGTAACGCCAATTGTGCCTGTAGATGAAGCGGTGCAAACCCAAGCTGTGTCAATATTTGCTGATCCGTTAAGAATAACGGTGTAAGCGCCTGGCACTTCTGACCATACATCCATGTCGGTAGAACGTGACCAAGTTCCTGAAGATGCTACATAAATTCCGTTGTTAGCAGAAGTTGACTGATTTTTAACTAAAACTCTATCGCCTGCGGAAATTGTATAACCATCAATAGTTTGTATGCCTGAAAGCGTAATATTGGCTGTTGTGGCTACTTGACAAGCAGCTTTAGGGCCTAAACCTTGCGCTACAGTATCAACATAGAATTTATTAGCTATGTCGGTATTATTAGATGGAGTAGTAGATATTTGACCTGTTGTGGTCGATATATTAGTAAATACACCTGTGGAAGGTGATGTTGAGCCGATAGGTGAACTATCAATCGTGCTATTCGTAATTGTTAACCCTGATTGAACAGGATTAAGTGTTGCATAGAAAGGCTGACCCTGCCCAATAAACGTATTAAACGTATTGTCTAGATTGAATAACGCCTGAACAGGCAGAATATTCTGATCTATCGTCTTTGCAGGATCAGAC